TTTGAGGTGAACTTGAACGAACAGAATTCTATGATTGTTTACAAGATTATGAGACAGTGGGCAGATCTTATCTACAACCCTCTAACCGGTGCAATGGGTCTTAAGAAGGACTACGTTGGATCGATGGTAGTTTCAATCTTCAACAAGCAAGGAGATGTGTTTAGAAGAATTAGTTTAAACAACTGCTTCTTAACTGCAGATCTGAATGCAATGGATCTGAACTACGATGCAGGAGAAACTCTCTATACACTAGCTACTAGCTGGAAGGCAGACTACTGGCAGGATCAATTTATCTAATAAACAAAAGAAACTTTCTAAAGACGAATATTCTAAAATAAGAATATTCGTCTTTTTGTGTTGATGAGTATATAAAGTATAAAGTAAATAATTATGAATCCAAACGAAAGTGGAATTTTAAAGGGTCTCTCCCCGGAAGAGATCTTAGCTAAAAAAGAGATGGAGGGGGGAATTGTATATGATGACCCTTTCATTCCAGAACATCCAATTACCAAAGTCCCAACCTCAGAAGACTTGGAGGCAAGACAAACCCCTCTATACACTCCTCCCCCGACCATCGAAGAGATTAGAAGAACCGAGGTGGTAACTCCACCAGTTCAGCAGTCTCCCGACTTGGGAAGGGTTGAAAATAAAAGACCTGCGCAGCCCGAATTTTCCCCTGGATTGGACTTTGGCTGGAAAAATCTTCCGCTAACAGTTCTTCCTTCGAAAGGATTTTTCTATCCAGAGGGGACAAAGATTGCAATTAGATCTGCAGAGGTTAGAGAGATTAGACACTTCTCAACCATAGATGAGGATGATTTGATTGACCTCGACGAGAAGCTAAATTTCATTCTTAGCAAGTGTAGCACTATGCACTTTCCCAACGAGGGTGTTGTTTCACACAAGGACCTAAAACACGAGGATAGATTCTTCCTCATCATGGCAATTAGGGATCTGACCTTTGTCCAGGGGGAAAATCGAATTATCATTACCCCAGAATCTAAATGTAAAGATAAGAATATCTGCCCTATTAACAACGGGATAGAATTGAGAACCGGAGTTCTTTCTTCGTATGATATAGATCCAAGAGTAATGAAGTATTATTCTCCCTCTACCAGAAACTTTGTTTTTCCTGTTAGAAAAATAGGAAAAGAAATTACAATGTCTGTTCCTTCTATTGGGGTAATGAATTCAGTTTCAGACTTTGTATTTGAATGTGATAGAAGAGGAATCGAAGTTGATGAGAGCTTTATTAAAATTTCTCCGTTCATCTTTGATGAGTGGAGGAACCTAGGATTTAATCAAATTATGCAGAAGATGAAAGAATCCGATGACTGGTCCAAGGAAGAATTCTCCCTCTATTACGAGCTTTGCGAAACTATAAAGATTGGAACGGAACTAGACATTAGTGTTAAGTGTCCTACCTGCGGTGCCGAGGTCACCGCACCCATAACCTTTCCCGGAGGGTTCAAATCTCTTTTCGTTATTTCAGATATCTTTGGAGAACTTCTTTGATCTGAAGTTTAGAATGTGGAAAGAACATGGTCTAGATCCAAATTGGGTTGAATCTATTCCATTCTACGAGTACCAAATCTGGATAGAAAAATTGAATCAGGCGGTCGAAAAAGACAACAAAGAAGCCCTTGAAGAATCCGGAAAGGTTGAACTTTTCAATTTTAGCAAATAGCAATTTGCTGATATATAAAGAAAACAATAATTAATGGAATCCTCCCCAAAGCTACTCCAAGAATTGTCAAATCTTACCAGGAACTTGGATGTTCTGGCTAAAGAGATCAGGGAATCAAATAAGGTAAATACTGAATCGCAGAAGACCTTATCTAAAACTGTAGAAAATTCTGTTAAGAAGGAATCTCAAGCTGCGAAGAAGGTTTCTCCGGAGGCTAAACCAACTAGTAAAACCGTAGAAAATTCTGTTAAGAAGGAATCTCAAGCTGCGAAGAAGGTTTCTCCGGAGGCTAAACCAACTAGTCCTACTTCCACCCCAACTCCGGCTGAAAGCAAAACTAAATCTGAATCATCCGAAGCAACTGGTAGAGTTGCTAAACAGGCCGGTCTCGGATCACTAAAGGCAGCAGGAATGTCTTTTTTAAAGGGGGGATCTATCAAAGACGTAGTATCCGCTGGACTCAAAGGAGGAATCGCAGAGGGGAAAAAGGGTGCATCTAAAGAGGCTATGGATGGAATTTCTTCCATTCAAACAAAGAGAGATGAGCTAAGGGCAAAGGAGAAGGTTTCTCCAGAGGATAAAGGCTTTGAAGCAGGAACGAATAAATTATTTAAATCAACAGGGGAAAAGAAGGAAGAAAAAAAATCCATTTTAGATAAATTAAATCCATTGAAGGTCGAAAAGAAAGCATCCCCTGAGGAATTTAATTCTTATTTGGCTAGTCTATCTAGAGATGAGAAAGCGTCTCTTATTAATGGTCTAGAATCTGGAAAAATAACTAAAGACGACGTTCAAAGAATGATCAGGGAAAGGGGAAAATCCGAAGGATCCACTCCGGGGTCCAAAGATAAAGAATCTAAAAAATCCGAGAAGAAAGGATTTTTCTCTTCCCTGATCGAAAAGATAAAACCAAAGGAAGAATCTAAAGAGGCAGAGCCCAAAAATGAAAAGGTGAAACCTCCTTCTCCGGACGGAAAACCTTCTCCGGACGGAAAACCTTCCTCTGAATCTGTTACAAAAAGTCCTGAATTAACTGAGGGTCAGAAAATAAAAGAGTCACTTAAAAAATCTTATGAGGAAAGTTCCCTCGGGAAAACCGTTTCCGGAGTTAAATCTTTGATTAAAGGGGTAAAGAAGAGGAAAGAAGAAAATTCCGAAGACAAAGCCGGGGCGATAGTGGCCGAAATGAAAAAAGAAGAACAGGTCCTAAAATCAGAATCATCTAAAGGAACCCCATCTCCTGCTTCTACAGAAAAAAGTTCATCGGTGTCTGCTACACCAGAAGTAGAAGCCGCCAAAAACCCCACTTCTCCCGCCAGCACTTCCGCTTCCACTTCCGCTGCTCCTTCTACTAGCACTAAATCTGCATCCACATCTTCTAGTTCTACTCCTTCCGCAGAGGGTATTTCCTCTCAGGACATACAGGACATTAAGTCATTACTTTCTTCTATCAACACTACGCTAAGCGGTCCTTTGAGGATTAAAGACAATAAGCCATTTAGACCAAAATCTAGCATGCTAGAATAAATTTCAAGATTTTCCCAGCTTATAGAATTTAGGTCCGTATATTAGATGGTAAGCGATCTAAAAAACTACTAAATGACAGATAATCAAAGAAAAACATTCCTCCAGCTGACTTTTGGAGACCCGGATAAACTAGCTCTCCCCTTTTGGAAGGCTTCCCCGGGGGAATGGACTTTTAAATACGGAAATTCTATAAAAGATCTCGATCTAGATGAGAAGACCCTTAAGACAGACCTAGTTTATCTTAAAATGGCAGAAATTTGGGGAACTAATTCACACTGTAAGAGAATGCAGGTTGGTTGTCTAATGGTTAAGAACAAATCCATCATTTCTGATGGGTATAATGGAAGTCCTTCTGGGTTTCCAAATCTGTGTGAAGATGATAGCAATACAACTCTACCGTATGTTCTTCATGCAGAAGCAAATGCAATCACTAAACTTGCCAAGAGCACAAACAGTTCGGATGGATCAACAGTCTATATTACAGCATCCCCCTGCTTTGAGTGTTCCAAGCTTATTATTCAATCTGGAATCAAGAGAGTTGTATTTAAAGAAATTTACAGAAAAACAGAATCGCTCAGCTTCCTTTTTCAAGCAGGGATTGAAGTGGTTAGGATCGGAGAATTAAATTAAGAAAAAATATACAAAGAGATGCAAAAAGAAATTAAGAAAGAAAAGAACATTCAGGTACTTGCAAATAGTTTTATCGAGACTAGAGATGAAAGAAGTTTTAAATCACTTTTCGAAAGGGTTAAACCGGGAGTATTAAATCACTGCTATGGAATTCTAAAAGATCCGGAACTAGCAGAAGATGCATTCTTGAATGCAATGTCCAAAGTCTGGCAAAAGATAGAGCAGTACGACAGCTCTAGAGGTAATTTTTCCACCTGGTGCTACAACATCGCTAGAAATGAATCTCTTCTACTTCTAAAGACGAGAAAGAAATATGTCCATCTGTCCATAGAGGATCTAGATTATTCTTCCTCAAAGAACGAGGAGAAGAACCCTTCATATAATATAGATGAAGATCCCCTTTGGAGCTTTGCTAGAGAGGGAGAATCTATAGATGATATGTATGAAACTGCAATTGAAGAAATTAGGTCCCTTCCTTCCCTCTATCGAGACATTATGATAGACCGAGAAATTAACGGGATGAAGTATAAAGACATAGCAGAAAAATATGGCATCAAAAAGAGGTCCATTGCTACTAGAATTAGACGAGCTAGAAATAAAATTCGTCTAAAGATGGAGGAAAACAAGTAATTTTATCTATAACTTATAAACTATTTTTATGTTCAGAATTTTTAAAGTGCTAAAAGAAATAAGTCTATACAGGGAATATCTAAAGGTGATCAAAAAAGAGTCTTTGGATTCTCCGGAATGGAGCAAATTAAGACTTAGAAAAGACTGGTTTGGTAGAATCTACACTGTCTTTAATCTTCCTCCAGAGGTTACCAAATCTCCAGACTTCCCAAAGTATGCTAGACCAGCATTTGTATTTGACCAGATTAAACCCATCAATGAATATCTAACTAAGCTCAGTCTCCAAGAACTGATTGCTCCACTCATGAATCCTGTCGAAGGAACGGAAGAGGAATCTTTCTTGGTTGTTTACTCTTTTGTATTCAGACAAATTTCTATTTTATGGATGGCTAGATTAGCAGTAGAAATTACATTAATTGCATGGGCGGTTAATCACTGGGACTGGATTCTATCTTTTCTTCCCTTTATAG